TCCCCCCCAATAATCGATTGCGCCCAATTCCGTCCCTCATCCCCGCCCCAACCATGCCACGCTTGCCACCCCGGCCCCAATTCGTCCCATGTTGCGCCCTGTTTGTCTATTTCATGACGGGCAAAATACGCAACCATCCGCCGAACCGTTTCTATCGATACCGGTTCCCGGTTCGCCAATTGCCGCGCCCGCGCTAACCCTATTAGCGTCATTCCCCGTTTGCTGGGGGGTTGTTTTTCCCGTACGTCTAGGGCGTTTTGTGCATTGCGGGCCACATTGGCCGGGGGTGTATAGGTTGCCATTTACGCCCCCAATTCTTTATTAAACAGTTGCTCCACGATGGTGGGTAAATCCCGTTCCCCAACGATTTCCGCCGCCGTTTGGGCGGTTTGCCAGCGGCCGGCGTGTATTGGTGCCTGTTGATCGCCAACCACAAACGCGGCGTAATCGGCGGATGAGGTTAGAACCGCCCGGTTTCCGTCCAAATCCACCCGATACGAATTATTCAACGTTTGGGACGCCCGCAATTTTGAACCACGGCCCCGAATATAGGGAACTTTAATATTCCCGTTTTCGATATTGGCATATACGAAACGGCGTTGCTTAATTGATTTGTACACAAACGCGCCCTGGGCCGGGCGCCCGGGTTTTTGGTTGCTCAATTCCGTCCGCACAAATTGCCCGTATGCTAGGGTTGCTACTTTTACCAATCGCCCTATTTGTTCACTGGTAAACGCGCCCGAAATGTCAACACGTATTTCCATTATTTCACCAGCCGCAATGTGACGTCACAACGACAATTAGGATGAGCGGGCGGCCCCTCGGGTGAATCAATCCCCCATACGTCAATTAGTTTGTTGTCGTATGGTTTGCAAATCCTACAAACCAACTCATCCGCGTCCGTATTCCAAACCAATTCGGTTTTAATCCCGGCGTCGTTTAAAAACTTTTCGTATGAGTTCGTTGTTTGCGTTGACGCTCTCGTGATTTCTGTAATTGCGATGGTTGCGGCGCGGGTTGCCCCGAACGCTGGGGTTAATACGTCCCGTAAATCGGTAATCGTCATCCCCGGGGTTGTACGGTATAACGCAATTGCTTTACTCAATACGTCGCTGGTTGTTCTGTCAATCTCCAAACCAAACTTGGGCAAATACGTTTCCAAATACCCGTTTACCGTGGTATTCCGTTGTTCCGCCCCCATGGGGTATTGGAATTGCGTACCCAACGCATCGATTCGGGTATTTGCGACGTTGGTTAGTTCGCTAACCATTGCCGGTTTGATTAACTGGGATAAATTTGGATCGTCCCCGGCCCCATCTGCCAATACTTGACGCGCCCAAATGTCCCCGGCGCTTGCCAAAATGCGAACCAGTTTGTTATATAGTTTTTTCTCATTGGCCCGGATTTTTTGGGTTGCTTTAATCCCCGCAAAAAACGCCCGGATTTCCATCGGTTCGGTAATCGATTTGAGGGAATGAGAAATATACAATTCCAGCGGCGCCGGTATCGATGATCCGACAAATTTGGTACCATCCCCGCCCGATTTTAACCGGCGGATTGCTTTTTGCTCCCACCGGGTTAAATCGTCTAGAAATTGCGCCGTTGCATATGCAACTTCGAACGGGTATTCGGGGAGCGGGGCGGGTTCGGGCGTTGCCCGTTCTGATGGGAGCGGTTCCGGCGTTTTGGGGGCGTTGGGATCTACCACGCCGGCGTTATTTGACGTATTTACTTGTAATACATCTTCGATGTTTTTGTACCCCAAAATATCCATAGCGCCGGCCAATGGGACGCCCGCTTGTACTAATTGCAATAGCGAACCCGCCCGTTGGGCCTCATCCGTTTGCATCACGTCCAACGTTTCGGGTTGGAACGTGAGTTCGTACCCCAGCGGGAATAGTAATTGTTCATTGATGATTTGCTGAATAATTGATAAACGGGGGATAATCGTTTCCCGCCAAAATGATTGGCGATCACTATTTGCGGTTGCGTAATTGGCGGCGCTAGCCTCTAACATGGTTTGGGGAACGCCGAATACCGTCCCGACGGAATTGTTTACCCGTTCGGCTAAATCGTTTAACATCAAATCTTTTAACGCTGGGGTGATTGATTGGGCCTTAATATCCCCGCCCCGTACAAACAACGTTCGGAATGAGTTCCATACCCCAATAAACCGGTTCATATATTCCAGTTTGAACCGTTTAAATTCGTTTTCTGCCATATCGGATGGCATTGACATGATCGTTACGGGTTGGGCGCCGTGTTCAAAAAACGCCGATGCGAACCGTTCGATATAGTGGGATAATTGCGCCGATTGGAGGGCAACCGCCGCCGGCGCCAACCCCGGGCCGTAATCGTCAACTAGGGACGGTTCCCGGAAATAGACGATTTCGTTTATTCCCCATGGTCCATACTGTTTACCGCTAATCCGTTGTTCAAATCGCAAAAACGCCAACGGGTCCGCCGCGTCAAATTCCCCGTATGGATATACCCGGACCGTATTGGGGTTTAATTGCTGGAACCCAATCAACACGTTCCCCCGGAACAATCGCAACCAGTACGCGGCGCCCTTAAGTAATAGCGCCCGTTCGGTATCTCGGATGAGATTGGGCAACGCCGATTTAAACGGCCAATTCACCGGGACGCCCTTACGGGTAATTAAATATGGAACGCTGGATAACGCATCCGCCCGCAAATTCACCGCCCGGTATAGTACGGGTACAACTCCATACGCCCCAACGGTTCCCCCAACTGATTCCGCGTTTTGCAACGCGTTTACCCATCCCGGAATCGCTTCGATTGCCATTACATGAAACCCCAATCTATAGAACCGGTTCCAATCATCCCGACGGCCCCGCTAACGGCGTCTACCATATCATCATGGGACCCCATGGGAAACGAAACTAATTCATCTAAAAATACCCGGTTCCAATCGCCGCGGATTAGTTTGCATTTGCCCGATTCGGCCCGCGCCGCCCATGGCATCGCCCGCGCTTTTTTGTCACGATCCACCCGAATCCCCCGGATCGTGGTGGTAATCAGTTCCGGGCGCCGGCGTAATTCCTGTAACCCCGCCAACCCGTGTAACGCTTCTTCAATACCCAACACGGTACCGGGTTCCGATAACGCCGTATGAATAATGAGTTTTTGGACGTCGGGCCATTCGGCTTTAATTCGGATTACATCATCAATATACAATACGCCGTTATCATCAAACGCAACCCGGGCGCCGGCGGTATAGTCGGCGGATTCTTTTATCGACGCGGCTAAATCCCAGTAACGAACCCAATCCAACCCGGCCGGGGGTGAGTCGATGTAATCGAACCATTGGCGTTTAAACATTGCCCCAGCAACGTCGATAAATTTCCCATTGGCCTCTTGTTCGTATTGTTCCGCCGTCATCGTTGCCCGCAACATTTCGACAAATCCCGCTGGGAGGTAAACGTTATCCGCGGTACGGGATTCTATCATTGCATAGTCTAACCCGCCTCGGTTCCATAACTCCCATATCCAATTACGCCCGCGCGGGGTGGTGGTAATCCACGCCCGGCCGGGCGTTTCTCGTAATGTGGCAACCGCAATTGGCCACGTTTCGGGATCCATTAGCGCGCCCTCATCCAACCATAACCAACCCAGATTGGCGCCGCGCAACCTGTCCGCGTTATCGGCGGAACGGAACAAAATTGTTCTATTGCCAATTAACTTTAATTCCCCGTGTGATTGATTAAATTCTTGGATGATATTCCCCGCGCCCGCAACCTGTAGGATTGTACGCATTGCCCCATCTCGTAACATGGGGTATGTGGGGGCGATAACGGTACCAATAGAACCCGTTGGCATTCGCAACGATTCCAGGGCGCCGGCGTGTGTTTTGCCGCTCCCCCGTCCGCCAACGAATAGCCGGAACCGGGCGGGGTTATTCCAGAATTGAAATTGGGGGTTTGTCGCTTTCGTTTGCGTCAATACCCGCGTTTGTGTGTTGTGGGGTAATGTCAATGATAAAATCCGTTACGGTACGTTGGGTTACTTCGTAGCGTTCCCGATATTTTTCCGGGCGTAACGCTTTTAGAAGTAATTCCATTAATCGATCGGAATCTTTTTCCGCCCGTTCCCGGGCGCGGGCCTCTAATTTGTCGATACTTACTTCCCGGCAAATCTCATACAGTTCCGCGAAATGCTCATCCCGTTTTATCGCGGTTCGGTATGTACTGTAAGAAATCCCCGCCAATTCACACGCCGCCGTATTGTTCCCCGTGTGTGCAAACACCGTTAAAAAATCCCGCGCCCACGGGTACGCCCGGGCGGTTTCGGGTTCAATGGTGAATAGGGGAACCGTTGCGGCGTCCCCCGTAATATCGACGCCCGCCGGTAAATAACGAACGTCCCGATTCATTGAATTTTTTCCGTGGTGATTAACCGCAACAAAATATTAGCGGCGGCAATAACCATATTGATTTGGGCGGCGTATTGGGTAAATAGGGGATCGTTGCCCAAATACCCCAAAAACAATACGATAAAAATCAATACATTGGCCCAAATGGTTTTTGACTCATACCAGCGTTTCATAATTAACCCCCCATCATGTATTTGAGTATAAACGGATAAATAATAGCGACAATTGCCAACCCGCCCGCGATTTTGGATAATCGGTTTTCTACGTCGGATAACCGTTTATCCAATTCCGTGATTTCATGATATACCCCGATTAGCCTATCAATTTTTTCCTCAATCCGGGCAATTTTAACGTCCGTCGTTTCTCCCATTACCGCCCTCCTATTAACGCCGCCAAATCATACCGAAACGAATCCATATTTACCATTTTCCCCGGGCACGTTTTAGGCGATCCCGTTTCCCGGTGTCCCTTTACCGTGTTATACGTTGCGGGGATTTTTTGCCACTTTAGCAACGCCCCAGCGGCGCCCAATACGAAATCGTGTGTTTGCTCCCCCCATGGTTGGACGTCGTAATTCCCTACCACTTCAATACCCCAATGGGTGGTATTGTAGCGCCCGGCGTGGATACCCCGCATATTCAACGGCGTCATCTGCCATATACCGGCCGTGCTGGGATCGGGCGGGTTGCCAATAACGAATAGATGGGGGCCGGCCGTCCAACCCTTGGCGACGTAATAATTTTTGATTCCCTCAATGGTGGGAGCGCCGCGCCAATCCGAAACGCCGAATTAGACACGCCCCCAGCACAATACAAACAATTTATCCGGCTATGGGATAACGGCCGGGGTTGGCGTCATTGGGCAAGTTCCAAATCATGTTGGGGCCAATGGTTGGTTATTG